TTGACCCCGATGAAGGGAACAGTTTTGGTCTTGGTATATTCCCAAAAGGAAATGTAGAAGTAAAAGTTTTATATAAAGATTGGGGAGTAGAGGTATATAATGGTGATGGAAAAGCAAGGGTATGGGGATTTGAAATTTTATAGAAAGACGGAATACGGAAAACCCGAATGGTTGTGATAAAAGGAGGTAATAATATGAAACATTTTATTTTCTTTATGTTATACAGTTTGTTTTTCTTTTTTGTAGGATATTTTATAGCAAAAACTACCCCGCAAAAAGAAAAAATCCTATATGACCAGGAACTTTTGGTTGATTGGAACAGTTATAAAAATTATATCATTATTGAAAATTTAAAATCTAAAAAATACAGAATACTATTGAAAGGAAATTGGGAAGTATTTTATTATGAAGGAAATAGACAAAAATAAAACTAATTCTGATGTAATATTGTTTACATTGGGTTATGAAGGACTTAAGCCAGAGGAATTCATTAAGCGTTTAAAAGAGAAAAACATAGAAGTGCTTATTGATGTTCGTGAAATAGCTTGGAGTAGAAAAAAAGGATTTTCTAAATCACAGTTGGAAAATATAGTTAATCAGTATGGTATAAAATATATACATATGAAAAAATTAGGTAATCCTTCTGTTATTCGGAAAAAAATAAAAGAGAAAGGTGGTTTTGATTTTTTTGTTAATGAATATCAAAACTATATTAGAACACAAACAGAAGAATTAAAAAACTTACAAAAAATGATAAATAAATTCGTTTGTTGCCTAATGTGTTTTGAGAAAAATGTTAATATGTGTCATAGGAAAATACTCACATCTGAAATAGAAAAACTGAGTAATAACAAAATCAAAGTATTGCATTTATAAGGAAGGAGGGAAAGGTAATGAAATATAAATTCAAATTAATAAAAATAAAGGAAGGTAATAAAATAAAAGTTTATGTTAATGCCTTAACTGTTGTAAAAATATTAAAAGATGTATCCAAAATATTGGAATTAACAAAAACAGATTTAGAAAATTTGAGAAAATTTGAACACTTTTTAAATGAGGAGGAAAAATGATATATGAATATTGTAGAAAAGAGAATAAAACTAAAAAAATTTGATGAGAAGTTTTATCTAATACCATTAGGTGATATTCATTATGGGACGAAATGTTGTAATATAGAAAAACTAAAAGAGATTGTTACCTGGATAAAAGAAACACCTAATACTTTATGGTTCACTTGCGGTGATGAGTGCGATTATATTAATATAGGAGACCCAAGATTTGACCCTAAAACAATTCCACCTGAATTACTTAAACATCTTGATTCATTACCTTATGAGCAAGTGAAACAATTGACAAAAATATTAGAACCTATCAAAAATAAATGTTTAGGGATAGGTGTAGGCGACCACTCTGAAACAATACGGCTTAGATACCATTTTGATGTCAATAGTCAGTTGTGTAATAATTTGAGAGCACCAAGTTTAGGTTGGAGCAGTTTTATTGTATTGACTTTTGATTATTATGGACACCAGAGAAAAGTTGTTATTTATTTTTCTCACGGATGGGGCGGTGGACATTATATTGGAGGAAAAGTAAACAAACTAATATCAATAGCAAAAGATTTTCAAGCCGATATATATGTTTTTGGACATTTACACGACAAATTTGGCTATGTGAAAGAACAACTGATGGTATCAAACAAGAACCATAATATAATTACACGGAAGCAAGCATTTGTTTTAGCAGGAACATTTTATCAAACATATATTCAAGGTGATGTCAACTATGCTGAAAAGAAGACATATCCGCCTAATGTGAGCGGAGTAGTAAAAATTGTGATAAGACCTTTTAGGCATAAAAGATATGAAGGTAGATGGACAGATATTCCTTCAGATATACATATATCGGAATAATAACTTGAGGTTTCAAATTGCGACCTCAAGTTTAAGTTATGGAGGTGTTATAAAATGTCAACCTACAAAAAACATAATCCGTATACCGTTATAAAAGATTACATTGATTATATAGACAAATATCACGGATTAGATTTTTTTGACGAAGGTGGTTTCAAGGTAAGTGTCAGAACAAAAGCGATTCGTGAGATATGCCATAAGTATAATATATGCCGATTAACATTTTATAAATATATGAATTTAATCAAAAGGAAGTATTTTGGGAGTGGAAAGAAAATTAAAAATTCAAAATATTAAAGGGGATTGCGACTATAGAACTTATACACAAGAGCAGAAAAAAATAAGAGAGTGAGAATAGATGACCCGAATTAAAGGGGATTGCGACCTATTCAGAGAATAGGTCTAGAAAATCCCCAATATTTCTTCCAGTTTTTAAATATTTTAAGAGGGCTCTGTATTGACCCTCAATATTGTCAATCTCAAACATTCCGTTTTCACGGAGTATTTGGATATCAGAAGCATATTCTTTGCAAATATGCTCCTGATAATCTGTCAACTCATTTTCATATTTCTTCTTACACTCCGGACAGTCCATCCTGCCCGGAATTATGTAAGAAGATATACCGTACTGTATGTACTTCTCTACCCCACTTGAGTATCCACACTTTTTGCAAGTGTAGATACTCCCATCTCTCTCGAAGGTGTTCCCTTCAAATTTGGGAGCACCTTCTAATATTTTTTTCAACTCTTCACGAGCGGAATCATCGTTCCTCTCAGGGCGCTTGGGGGGTACATCCTCATACCACCAATCCCCAACTTGCATTGGAGGATTGTTGATACAAGTAATCCTCTCATCCCCATCTGAGAGAATTACCTTTTTAATACTTTCACAAGGAGTGAAACCAATCTGTTTCCACTCCTTGTCAGTTAAATTTATAATTTTTTCTATTTTTCTCATTTAAATTCCTCCCATTAAATAAAAAAAGGCTGTATGACTAATGCCATACAGCCCTAACGAAATTATTTGTTTTTGGGTCATAAATGCTCACGCTTTTACAAACGTGAGACAATTTATGCCCCAAAAATAGAGCGAGCGCTGTTGTGCAGCGCCCGTCGATTTTTACTTCTTTTCCAGCGAATGCTTTTTGCTCCAATAATGGAGCCAGTTGTTCGCTGGCTATTTTTATTATCTCTTCCTGAGTTTTACCTTCAGGAAGAGTTATTGTCAAAATCTCTCCTTTTAATTCCAACATATTTATCACCTCCTTTTGCCATTTACTTTCTAATACTATTATAACATATATTTTAGAATTTGTCAAGCTTTTTACAAAAAAATTTTTTAATTTTCATTTTCTCCGACAAGAAAAATAAATTTATTATGTTATACATATTTGTTATAACACACCTCCCGACAGTAAAAAACATATTTTTGTTATATGAATATTTTATATGAATTTTAACAAGAATAAATAATTTTTTTCTAAATTCATTGAAAAAAATCTATGATTTCGTATAATATATATGAAATGCATTTAGTCATTGTTTGTCTATCCTAAATATGAAAAAAAACGAAGTTATAAAAAAAAGACAAGAATTTTTAGAAAAATATAAACAATTGTGGACCATAACAGGAACAGCAAGAGCTATAAACATAAATCCTGATACTGTTTATAATTGGATTGAAAAAGATAGAGAATTCAAAAAACAAATTGAAAAAACAGAAAAAGAGTTATTTGATTATGTCAAGTCAAAACTTCTATTGGCTATCAAAGAAGGAAATCTAACTGCAATAATATTTTTTCTGAAAACAAGACACCCTGAGTTTCAACAATCGCAACAACAAACAAATATGATGTTCGCACAACAAAACATTTTGAATAACCAAATAAATATAAAACCAGGAACAGCAAAAAAATTGCTTGAAATATTGGAGGAAGAAATAACGGAACAACAAAATGAAAAAACTAATAACGAAAAAGAAATTGCAGACGATAACAAAGGAACTGACAACATTTGAAAGATATAAAACAGCAGATATTGTATATTCAAATGTATATCCCGAATATGACTATAGACCAGCAAAGAACATTAAAGAATTTATTGATTCAGAATGGTATCTCAATGCTAAACAAGAATGCTGGAACACTATAAAACAAATACTTGTAGAATTTTACGACTCAAATAAACAAGAAGCAATAATAATAGGTGCCGGTGGAATAGGCAAAAGTTATCTATCAAGTATTATTGCTACTTATGAGCTCCATAAATTATTGTGTTATAAAAATCCGCAAGAAAAATTAGGTTTCGCAAAAGACAGCAAATTAGCGATAATGAATATGAGTATAAATGCTTCACAAGCAAAAAAAGTTGTGTTCGGTGAAATAAAGAATAGGATAGATAACTCTTCTTGGTTCAGAACTCATTATCCTTATAACTCTAACAAGTTATCAGAATTGGAGTTTCCGAAAAATTGTTACATTATACCTGGCAATAGTCAAGAAACATTTCCGTTAGGTTACAATTTAGTTGTCGCAATAATGGATGAAGTAGCATATTACACCGAAACAATTGACCGTGATATTGCTAAAGAAATGTATTTCAATCTGCGAGACAGAATGCTACAAAGATTAGTTGGAAAATATCAATGGAAACTAATTATGATAAGCAATGCGAGATATGTTGATGATTTTATTGAGCAAAAGTTTAATGAACCTAATGTTTTCGCTAAAAGGATAGCAAGTTGGGAAGCGAAACCTAACAGTTTCAGTAAAGTGTTTGTTAATTGGAACAATTATAACATACCCAGCGATTTAGTTGATATTGCTAATAGAAATCCTGAAGTGTTTATCCGAAATTATATGGCAATACCAAGTTTAACATTAGAACCATTTATAAAAAATTGGAATGCTGTTTTACAATGTGTCTCGTCTGAAATTCATAATCCAATTGAAAATAATTTTATAAGTTTTGATAAACTTGTTATAAAAAAGAACACAAATTATTTCTGTCATATTGATTTAGGACTGAAAAAAGATGCTTGCGGTATTGCTATTTGTCATAAACAACAAGGCAAGATTTATGTTGATTTATTATTAAGATTTCAAGGAACCGAAACACAAGAAGTTAACTTTAATGACATTAGACAAACAATAATAAGTTTGAGAGATAAAGGAATGTTATTCAAAAAAATAACATATGATGGTTGGCAATCAATTGATAGTATACAAATACTCAAAAATTATGGTTTGAGTGTTGAAATATTGAGCGTAGACAAAACCGCACAACCTTATGAGACGCTGAAACAATTGTTATACGACAATAAAATTGTTTTACCTTATGTTGACCAATCTAAAATAGAAAATCCAACTAAACCAGAAGAATGGTTGTTGAAAGAATTAAGAACACTTGAATATATCAAAGGTATCAAAATTGACCATACTAAATATAGTAGCAAAGATGTTGCTGATGCTTTAGCCGGTGCTGTGTTTAGTTGCATCCAGGAACCAGAAGTTACATTCCAAAATATTAGGGAGAAAATAAAAACAAGTGGAGAAAGATTTGGTGCAGCAGAACTATATAAATTTTGATATAAAAAAAAATTTTTTTTCAAACTCTTGACAAAATGTTTATATTTGTTATAATTTTGTTCTGAAATATTTTAGGTAAAAAAAATGTCAATTAAAACACTAATATCAAATCAATTAGTTAAACTTGCTGAAAAAGTTCGTAAAGCTCCTATTATAGAGCGAGAATTCGCAATAACAGAGGAAAGTATATACCACCGATATAAACTTGCTGTATACTCTCCTGACGAATTAGTAACAAGAAAAAGATTTGAAATATTTGATGAAATGATGAAAGATAGCCAAATCAAATCTTGTGTTGATGGATTGAAGGAAATGCGTCTATCAACAGGCTGGGAAATAAAACCAAAATCTGATGACCCAATTGACAAAGAAATAGCAAAATTCGTTGAATACAACTTAAATAATGTTGAAGGAACTTTTTATGATGATTTGTTTGAGATAATGAGTGCAATTGAATCTGGATGGAGTTTGAATGAAAAAGTATGGACAATAGGAGACAAAACAAGTTTATATCCAGGTAGAATTTTGTTGAAATCAATTAAATCCCTCAATCCTAAATATTTTAATATTGGATTAGATGATTTCAAAAATATAGAAGATAATGGCGTAATCTCGCTAACAATACCAGCATATGGTGTCAAGTATCCCAAAGATAAATTTATTATTTACAGTTATAGAAAGAGATATGAAGGTGTATTCGGAACAAGTATTTTGAGACCTTTATATGATTTGTGGTATCTCAAAACAATAATAAAACGAGCAATGGGGGTATATCTTGAAAAATACGGTATACCGCCTGTTGTAGGAAAATATCCGCCGACGATGAGCAAAACAGAACAAGATGATTTATTTGAAATGTTGAAGCAACTACGATTAGAAAGTGTAGGTATAGTTCCGCAAGAAGTTGTAATGGAATTTTTGAATCCACAAGGTAGAGGTATAGATAATTTTTTAAGAGCAATAGAATATATTGACGAGCAAATAACAAAAACAATATTTGGAGAAACATTGACAAGTGATTATAAAGAATCAGGCAGTTATGCTTTAGGAAAAATACATTTCAATATTTTGTTGATGCGTTTAGAATATTTGGGGAACGATGTAACACAAAAAGCAATTATGCCTCAATTGATTGACCAAATTGTGCACTATAATTATCCTGAACGAGTTGAATTACCGATTTTTCAATTCAAGCCGTTAGTTAAAGAAGATGTAAAAGAAAATATAGATAGATATTTATCGGCAATGCAACAAGGAGCAGTTACACCTATACCAGAGGAAGACGAAAGGTTTATAAGAGACGCATTAGGATTACCGCAGCGGAAAAAAGAGATACCATCTGAATCTATAAAAACAAGTATTGTATCTGTTATGGTGCCTGAAAAAACACCCGAACAAATACCGCAAGCAATAATAGGAACTCCGCCAGTAAGTGTATGGAAACCAGTTTCTCAAGAAACAAAAAAATTTATAGAGTTTCAAGAGAAGCGTAATCGTAGATTATTTACAGGTGTAACGAGAAAAACATTTACGAAGTTTGAAGAAGTAGTTGATTTTGAAGAAGTGCTTGATACAATTGAAACTATTGGCGTGAACAAATATGTTCCTGAAATAAGTAATATAATACAAATGGGAAAAAATAAGTTATTTAATACTATTAGAGATATTGTAGAAAACAAAGATATAGACCAAATTGAACAATTGACATTTGAATATACAGGTGATATAAAACGACAATATCAAGATATGACAAAACGAGCATTTGAATTAGGTGTTCAACACGCAAGGAAAGAAATAAGAAATGCACATTTGAAAAAGTTTCAAGATGAACCTTTAGTTGATATAAGACCAATTGTTCCCGAAGAAGCAATTGCTTTGTTAGAACAAGAATCTTTTAAGTGGGCCGGTATAGATAGAGATTATATTTTGAATACTGTAAAAACACATCTAATAAGAGCAATGGAACATGGATGGACTTTGAAAGATATTGTAAATGATATAGAAAATGCTTTGAAACCATATTTTGAACAAGGATTAGTTGGTGAAGAAGCGTTGCGAGGATATAGAATAGAAACAAAAGTTAGAACTTATTTTACTAAAGCGTATAATATGGGTAGAATACAATTCTTTACTGCACCTGAACAACGAGATTTTGTTAAAGCATTTCAATACTCTGCTATTCTTGATGACCGAGTTAGACCGAGTCACGCTGCTTTAGATAGTTTAATTTACTCTATTACAGATGATATTTGGGACTTAATCAAACCACCTAATGGCTATAATTGCAGATGTTTATTGGTTCCAGTTACAGCAGTAGATGAATGGGAACCAAGTCCCAAACCTCCAATGCGTGTATTAACACAAATAGAAAATGAAAAAAGTAAAATGAGATAAATAATGTATCAAATAAGAATTAAAAGAGAACATTATTATAATTATAGAAAGAAAAGAAATAAAATAATAAATTCTGTTGTGTTATATGAAAATGATAATTTATCTGAATTGAAAATTTGGCTAAAAAATTTAATAAGAGCAATATCAACTAAAAATTATTATATTTATGATTTAGCGACGAGAAAAACAATAAAATAATTTTTTTT